GGATATATCGTTTTTACAATAGCCACTATATAAGTCTCCTACGTTTCGCCGGGTTATTATCGTCTATAACCACACCCCCGGAAGCCATAGCTTCTGGGTCGTATTTAATATTTACCTTACGCCCATCCCTACCAATATAGGCGTTACCTATTGACTGCGCCACACCTTTTATACCTTGTCCATAAACAACCCGAACCCCTCCCCGTTTTGCTACCTGAACAAGTTTCTCTAAGGGCCCCATTTTTTCATACTCGTCTATGTACTTTTCCTGCGTTTCATTATGGAAATCATAGTCATCTATAACTACTCTATTCCCCTCATTATCTGTTTTATAATTAAACTTACCCAGCGTGTCCCCTACATAGTCATCGTCAATAAGAAAAGTTGTTGTAAGTCCAGTATCCTGACTATCTAAATAATCTTCATATTGCACATCATTCGATGGGTAGTCAGACTCTAACCTAGCTATTTCCTCTTGAGCTTTAAGAGGCGACGAGGAGGCCAAATAATTTTTTACATAGTCTTTAATACCAGAACCTATTTCTTTTGGCTTATCCAACATAGGGTAAAATAGGCTTAAGGCATCTTCGTCTGACCCAACCAAACTATAATATTTATCTTTTAATATATCCCATAATTCCCTCTTCCGGTCTCTATCTTTCTCCCAACTAAGTGTTTGGTATTCTACCCAATCTGGGTCATTTTTAGCTGCATTTTCGAGTACTGGAATAGCCGCTTCCATTTCATTCTTTTTTTTATCTAAGTAAAGCGAGTATGAAAGTTGTTTCTGTGCGTCCCTTATCCTATTCCCCCGCGCTTCTTGAATCGTAGATTCAATAGATTTAAGATCATCTGGAGTTAAATCCTCTTCAGTAAGGGGTTTTTCCCTATCCCCGAACAAAGTTTGCAGGTAAAACCGCTCCCGCATAGGGACAATACTTTTCCATAAATCATATACACCCCCCATCAATAATACCCCGCTGCTCGGTTAGATTTGAAGTATACTTCTTCTTCCGGCTCATCTAAAGCCGTTCCGACATACCCGCCTTGGCGAAATCTAGCCAAAGCCATAGATACCGTATCTGTATAATCATCGTTCATTCCTGCTGGGAAACTAGCTACTTCGTCCTGAACTTGCTCGGCCCAGCTAGTATTCGGTGCCCATACTCTACCAGACGCAAACACATCTGACACAGCGTTTAGTCTAGAAATCTTATCATTACCTCTGGTTGGGGTAAACTCAGTTACTATTACACCCATAGCCCTAAGCTCATATATCAAGGGGGCACCACTGGATTTCTTCTCAATTATCAAAGAATCCGGTTTCTCCTCCTTATAGTACTCCAAAACCCTTCTTTTAAGCTCCGGAAACTCCCACTTCCCCCTGAATGCATCTAACAGTATAATATTCGGTTCCGTCTTACCACTCCCCTCATCCTCATGATAAAACACTCCCCATGTAGTTTGTGCCGAGTAATCCGCACGAGTGTTTTTCTCGAAGGCCGTATCCCATGCTGTCATCACAAACGAACATACCGGGGGGTCATCCCTCTCCCACGTACGCCACCATTCCCTTTTTACTATAGCAGCTGCTTCAGATGTGGGGTTCTGCTGGTACTGCGCCATCCACTTACTGTTGGGCAGCTCAGCCTTTAGCGTCATTAACTCCTCTATTGCCCAGAATTCCGGCCACAGGGCATTCCCCGAGGGTAACTCCGCAGGAAACTCAATTACCTCCCACTCCTCACCACCCCGTTCTATCGAATCTTTAACAACCCTTCCTATTAAGTCCCGCTTACTCCAGCGAGTAGCAACGATGACTATAGCCCCTCCCGGCTGAAGCCTCTGCCTAGGACCGGATGTATACCATTCATAAGTTTTGTCATATACTTCAGGGCTGCTTTCTGCAATCGCCGCTTCTTGCTCTGAGTGGGGGTCATCAATTATAAGTACATCAGCACCCTTACCAGTTACAGCACCGCCTACACCAATAGCGAAATAATCACCACCAGCGTTAGTATTCCACCTTCCAGCTGCTTTACTATCCGTTTGTAGCCCTACGCCCGGAAATACGTCTTTATATTCTTCTTTATCCACCAAGTTCCTAACTTTACGTCCGAAACCCACCGCAAGCTCAGCTGTATGTGAGCACTGAATTATCTTTTTATGGGGGTATTGACCAAGAAACCAAGCAGGGAGAATATATGAGGCAAATTCTGATTTTGTATTATGTCCAACTATAAAATGTTCCCCTACCAAAAATAACCCATCTTCGTTATCTACTTGAAGACACTGTACCCGCCCTATATTCTCTGTTTTTCGTATAGTTAATGCTCTACCTCCTGACTTACTAAACCCCCCAAGCCTTTCTGCTTTTCGGCTAAGTTTAGCTGCTTTTGGGTGTCTAAAATTAATTCTATATGAAACCTTCGAATTTTTAACTAAAGAAGTTGGTTTTGTTTGTCGGCTAGTTATCCTAGCTTTCACTCCCAAAGAATTTACTAAAGAGCAAACTTGTTTTACTAACTTATAATCTGTCTGGTGAAAGGTTACTCGTCCTGCTTTACCCACACTTCCATCAGTATCTATAAGCCCTTGAAGTAGCGCAATTCTCTGCTCCTCGCTCGCAGTAAAATACCTCTCCGGGATATGTTTATTTTTTAGTAGATTATTTTCTCTAAGTTTTTTATGTAGCCCCTGAACATTTAAGGTTTGGTGTTTGTCGTTAGTAGTAACAGAATACCCACAACCCCTAATTAGTACCCCCATCTCATCCTTATCTATATAAGAACAACCTATTATAGCTCCATATTTACTACCATCCCCTAGCCACACTCCTAATATATAAGGGTCTATAGGTAGTTTAGCTGTGGGAAATTGTACTGCTGACCAATCAGGTAAGTATGGACCCCCACGAGCGGGCTTCCCTCTGAGGTATAACTCCTTTGTTGTGTATTCTTTAAAACTAGAATCAAAATTAGGATGCCCACGAGTTAAAAACGAAGCCGTCCATAAATGCTCTCCATCACACTCTACAATGTGTCCATCTGTTGTCTCGACTTCATAAAGTTGTTCTTGGAATATAGGAGATTTCCCTACTACCTTTACAGGTTCCCCTTTCGGAGAAAACACATACTCCCCTACCTCTATATTCTCTACCGTCCTCCACCCCTCAGTAGAAAAAACCTTAGTTTTCAATGACATACGATGTCTTGGCGGCATATTTATGATGAGCCGTTTTAACTCCCCCTTGGCCACTCTCTCGAACGCCTCCGCCATCCGCAGGTGGTGTCGGCCGCTAATAAAGGTAGGCCAAACATGCTTAACGAAGGCTATAAACTTCTCCTGACACAGCTCCCGAAACTTTAACTGCTCAAGCTTATCCAACTCAGCGAGTATCTGCGACTGCTCCGCATCCGACAGCATAGGTAGTATGCTGGGTATGTCCTTTATGGAGATATTGTCTATTTCAGCAGGGGTGGTCATTATAAAACTCCTGCTTGCACAGCTCTAAAACACCCAAAACGGTCGCATTATTCAGCTCATCACTCGCACACATCTTCTTTACTCTCTGTTTTAGCAGGTTCTGGCTCAAACACCCCTAACTCTTCATCCAGCTCCTCAATACTCAACGGCACCGTCTCTACTACAGTAGCATTTAACAGGCGTTTCACTCTCTCCTTGATAGCTTCCTCAAGGTCAGATGAGTTTTTATAGTTAATATTAATCTCACTACGTTCAGTAAATAGGGCTATGTCTGACGTTTTACCCAGTAGCTCCAAGGCTTTCAGCTCGTAGCGTGGGTCACCACAGTTAGCAATCTCAAACAGCTTATTTTTAACCGCCGAGCGGATTGCACCGATGTTCATACCGAGCTCATGCCCGTATGTCTTGAGGAACCCATTGGCGGCGAGTGCCACACCGGGTCGTTTTAAAGCTCTTTTATTCTTACCAGTAGATACTACAGATTTAAGTAGTCGGGCCTCTTTCTGTGCATCAGCAGGGTCTTCGTAGAATAATTCAGCACCAAGAGCTTCTTTTAGCTCTGCTGTCTTACCAGCAACAGCCAATTCCTCAATTAGCGACCCTGTCTCGTCGTCACCTAAATCATACGGTACGGGAATACCTTCTACTGGTTCGATGTTTACTTTCTGTGTGCCCACTGGTTGTTTGTGACCTGTTTAAGCTAATTTCATTAGCTTAGTTTATTTTTTGTGGGTGTGCAAGTAGGGGGAGTAAATAAAAAATAAAAATATACCATATATAGTATGGGACCCTTTTAAAAAGTGACGGGGGGGTTTCTGCAGGTGAAAACCAAAGGGGTACTGCTGTACCACAAAGTTAGACGATTTTGAAAATTTGTTCTTTTAGTGAGTGTATTATTTAGTAGATGGCTGGCGGTAGCCTTTTTTATTTTGGGGGGATGCCCCCCTAGTACCCCTCTAGTACCCCCAGCTCCGTTATACTTTTTCTTTGACGGATAGAGCACCGCTGTGATACAATGGGAACCATGAATCAGGCAATCCCGTCTGGTTCTAGACGTCTAATTAGGTAACTATCTATATAGATAGCTGCCTATATAGATAATTTTAATCTCTTAAACCAAGAGGAGAAGTAGCATGAAAACATTTGTTAAAAATGCTGACGGTGAATTCGAAGATGTATCTAAAGTTGTGCAAGTGCTAGAAGATAGCATGAGTACGGTGAACCTATACGCGGGCACACTGGATAATATCTTTGGTAGTGATTCATACGCGGCTGTCCGGAGTTGTATGAAACAGGCCACTGATAAAACAGCGAGCGCGAGAAAGGCCACCAGCAAAGCTGGTAAAACGTTTGAGCGTTTTATTGGAGAACACGAGCTGGGTAGTAGCGTGTTTTTTTATATGGGATTATCGAGCCAAGATAGGACTAAGTGCATGACACCAGAAACATATGTACTGAGGTCTGTTCTTACCGCGCTGATAGAGTACAGCGTGTCCGACATTCGCGGTGAAGATAATATTGTTCAAGCACGTAAGAACATTAACCAAAATGTCAACAACTGGTTGGCTAAAATGTTCAAGGCGGATTCGCTTAAACGGTACATCGATGAGAAAGTCGATGCCTTGCAATCTTGCAGCGATACGGCACTCAAACGACAAGGCGTCATTGAAAATGAGCTGAACGACTGGCAAGGGACTAAGCAAGAGAAAACCCTCTTAAACAGGGAAAATGCCCAGCTTACGGAAACAATCCAGAGCGCGAAAAAGGAGATTGAAGAGGCAAAAGAGTTGACCTATGCCGACTATGAGGATAGCAAACTAACGGCTGCTCGATTAGTCTGGACTCTGGAGCGTAATTTGTTTAGTTCACTTAATACTTATGGAAACGCTACGCAACATAATAAGAGAGCGGATGAAATAGGTAATGGAATCAAGAAGTTAATGTGTAGTCTTGGTATTTCATTAGAACGCCCGCCAGTATTATCAGAAAAGGAGTAGTTGAGTAATCTTTGCCCCAGCCTTAATTGGTTGGGGCATTTTTTTTCGCTTCGATTTCGTGATAGTAAATGAT